AAAACGTAGTAAGCCCTTCCAATCTCTGATCCTACAATTTCTAAATTAGACAGCACGCCCAATAAATTTATTGATTTATAAAACTCGAGCTCTGTTTGTTTGACAAATTGGTTCTCATTACAAAGTTTATAGACATCATAAACTAACCCCATAGGGAAATATGGTGCATAATCAGAATTCTCAATAAAGCTCTTGAATTTTATATTGTTTTTGAAATCGTTATTTATCTCATTCAGTAGATATTTACAGAAAACATAAATCTCAAAATGATAGTCATTTAATAGAAATCCATACTGATTATAAAATGGTGACTTATAATAGTCCTCTCTACTGGGCATTTCCATATCTATACCTAAGTAATTTTTCAGCATTACGTTTGTTTCAGCATAGTATTCAGGATGCCTTGATCTATAGGTGTCCAGCATGAGTTGCTCTCTGTTATATTGCCTAAAGAATTTTTTATGCTTTTCATACAGTTTTACTAATTCTGTCGCAGTTTCCTTAAGACCTGTCAAAATATCAATCCTCTCTGCACCTAATACTTCAGGTGGATACTCCTCGATTAATTTCCATTCAATAATACATCTCTCATATGCAGTCCTAAAACAATCTTGGGAGTCAAAATTAAAGTCCGTACCTTCGGTATTTAATTCTATAATCCAATAATTCTCAACGTCCATTAGAATATGATCTAACATTGAATGTACAATTTCTTTTCTCATTTATTTATAGTTAATAATTAATAATCTGCAAATATAATGAAATGTAAAAAAACAGCCGCAATAATTTTACATTATTGCGGCTGTTGATTAATAATATCCTCTCAACACTAAATTAGTTGAATAGCTTTTGTCTTTTCGACACTTGTGCGACGTTTGCAAAACAAGTACTGTTTAGTGAACTAATTTTTAGTCTCTAGGTCTTTTTGTTGGGTTCCTGAATAAATGGCGTAAATACGCTGTTTTATTTGTCTAAGCATCCAAATATCCAACATAGAATACCCATCTGTAATGGATTTCTCTAGCGATAAACAAATGATTGTGCTCTCTTTCATTTGCAGCATTGAATCAATTGAAAATCCCAAAACATCAAGGTTCTGATTGCCTTTGGTACAATCCTGATAAATTGACTCTTGCTTTTGGAAGTGATAATTACAAAAATCTATCCAGGCGGGAATATGTTCAGATATAAATTCATTAATAACCGGATTGATATGTTGCGCGGTTACGATCTGTTGGCGTGTGGTCGTATGTTTCATTCCGGATGTTTGATTTTACTGAAAATTACATTACCAGGTATCAAGTTTTGTATATCCAGCATTCTGCTGGCGGTTTCAAGTTCCGAACGTTTAAAGTAAACCTTACATCGTTCGTGGTTTCCGGTTGGATATCCTACTATCCAGCGCTTTGTTCTCCAATCTTTTATTAAGCGTTTTGTATATCTCTTTTCCGCTTGTTTTTCGGTGATGATTTCGGAGAGTAAGCCTAGCTCATTGAGCGTATTGAATACGCCTATCTGCATAGCAGATGTGATGATTTGTTCTAATTTTGCTGTTTCCATAAAATTCTAAATTTAGAGTTAGTTGATAGCATCCCTCTTTTTTCGAGGGATGCATTATACAAGCTGTGTTCGGCTTTTGTTTTACTTTGCGAGTTGGCAATTATTATTGAAACACACCCGGCAGCGCTATGTCGGACTGCTTGTATTTTTATGTTTGAAATGCGAATTGTTTTATCACTAATAAAAATTATGCTGCTTTTTCCTTTTTGAATTCATACACCACATTATCAATGGCCCAAAACAATTTTGAATCTATTTTAGTTGTAATAATTTTGATAAGAGTATCCATGTGAAACAATGTTTTGTTTATATCGTCTCTTTTATCTTCCGGTAATGTTTCTACCTTTTCAAGTGCAATTGCAAGTTGGTCGTCTAATATTTCAAGCAAATTCCTAATTAAGACTCCTTCTGATTCATCGTATCCCTGAAGAACATCGATCTCTTCTTTTAGTGAATGTCTGAGGTTAATAACCTTGGTTTGAGTGGTGGCCGAGTCTTGTGCGGCGGTGGTGTTTGTGTTCATTTGACTGATTTGTTTAGCGTATATGTACAGAAAAACGGCTGTACAAATCCCGTAGTCGCTAAACAAATCAGTCTCGAGCAAGCTCAAAAAAGAATAGGATTAAATACAGCCGTCTCTATAAAATATCTACAGTCATGGCATAAAAAAAGCCACTTAAAAAGTGGGCAACATATTTCAGTTGCTCGAGTAATAATTTGTTTAGCGATGCAAATGTGCGAACAATATTCTATTCTACCAAATATTTTGCTAATTATTTTGAAATTATTCTTGTTTAATGTATTTGTACTGCTCTTTTGACAATTCTATTGCCTTTTCATTTTTTATTGTATTTATGGTTCCATCCATAAATTTAACCGTAATAGATGAAATTTTAGCTCTTTGTACTAAGTCTGTAAACCAAACATAATTAAACGTGTATGCGGAGCTACTTTGTGGTTCAATTGGGCCAATTGCTCTTACGGTCACAGTTGGCTTTCCAGACTTATATACGACATCATCAACTGAATTATATCCAACTAAATTAAACCAGATATATTTAATTATCTTTGAAGTTGGATTCCAAACTTCAACTTTGGCACTTGTCCCATCTGTATATTCGCTCTCATCAAATATACTAAAATTCAATACCGAGAGACCTTTTGGTTTGCAAGATTTTAAAAAATCATGAATCTCTGTAATTTTCCCATCATGATATATTTCTCCTAAATACTTTGCATGCTTTTTAAATCTTTCATACTGTTCGGAGTCCATCTTTTTTAGCAATGATATATAGTCAATATCTTCAGCAAATTTTACAGATCCCGGAGAAACATAATACTCTTCCCCTTTATACATTACTTCTAAATAATCAGCCTTTTTCTGCAATATAGATTCATCGTCGCAATGTTTATATCCCGAAACAATCAATATTGTACCATTGTCAACATTTATATCTAACGATAACATGCAGTATTGTATGAATGATTTTCCTAAACTAGCACCATCTATACCATTTTGAACTTGACACATAATAAGTGTTGAGTCTGTTATTTGTTGTCCTTTTAAACATACCGTTAGTTGTAATATAAAACAAATAATAAAAGCTTTTTTCATTTCACTAATTTTAAAGTTAAACAATCTTCAAATGTAGTTATTTAAAATAAAATACACAACACGGGTTTTATCATTATCACCCAAAACAATACACCATGCTTTGTTCGAGTTTATTTTTATTTGATGATCAATGTGTAGGACCAATATAGTTGAGGTTACTGTGGTGCTGCTAACGTCTATCTAGCAAGAAATAACGCCTTTGGAAAGTGGAGTCCAAAGGCGTTTTTAGTAAAATTTTTAAAGATTATTATTGATTATCATTAACACTGAATCACTAAAATGTTGTCAGGAAACATAGTATTTTCAATCCATAAACGTCTATTGTCGAACTCTATTTTATGTTCTCCATTTTTACTTTTAGCGGTAAAACCTTCGTCCATACATTCAAAATCCCATTTGTCTACAGGAAAACTATACTTCGTAATCTTATCGTGTACAATTATGGGAATTTCTTTTAATCCCAGGTACATGCTAACAAATACTCGATGACCACCATCGGTTCTTCCGAAGAACGAAGTTTCTTTTGTTGAAAAAGTTTCTCCATCATACTCGAACTGCCTAACATACAATGGAGGAATGATTTTATTTCCATTTTCAATGAATTCAATCAAAGCATGTGTAGCTGGATCCCTAAGAAAGTCTCTTGCACACTCTTCTTTGTCTCCCATTTCAGTTCTTGGATCAATTTTATCCATTCGGGAGTTTTTTATGTTACAATCCGGGGTTGATCGTAATAGCGAAAAGTTCATTTGTTCTAAATCGGTTTCCCAATCAATCTTTAATTTTCCCAATCTCTTTTTTGAATTCTGTACCAGTTCTAAACTCTTAAGAGCATTCTGTATTTCTTCTTTTGTCATCATTTTTTTTCTTTAATCGTTCAATTTCCCTAGTCAATAATATGTTTTTACTTTTCTCCATTCTTAATGATATTCAACAGCTCCTCGTCGGAGCGTTTGTCAAGCTCAGACTTAAGCGTCATGTCACCGGTTACGTTATTATCAACTCTGTTCTTCCAATTATCAGGATCGCGATTGCAAAGTGTAAAGATAATTGCGGCCGTATCGGGTTGAAAGTACTTATCTGTAACTATTTTTTCTTTCTCCTTAAAGATAGGATTTCCATCATCATCTAGCTTCTTTGTGTCTACAGTTACCGATTTGACCTCTTGAACAGTATAACCTCTAATCTTTTTGATAAGGCTTTTCTTTGCCTCAACGATGACAAAATCATCAAACCCCTTCTTTGCTCTTTTTATAGCGTCTGCAAATTCTGCATATTTAGCTTGCCAATCATAAAAGGAACGTTCTGAAATGTCTGACAATGAACATATTTCAGCAATTGTATAACTATCAGTACTGAGTAGTTCACAGATGCTTTCTACCAATTTTTTGCTGTATTTTGCCATGATTTTATAAATTGTTGATATTATTAGTTGGATTCATGCGTTTTAAGCGGCTTTCTCTGTTGTGCCAATACAAATGCTTTTAAATGATTTCTATTGCAGTGGATATGCCACCTATGTGCTGTACTAAGGCATTTGAGTGATATAGATCATTTTGTTTTTGCTTTTGAACTAATCCAATCTTTAATACCAATAGAGCCTTTGATTCCAAGTTCTACTTGTTGTGGTGCATCATAACCAAGCATCTTGCTGATACTATCTAAGGACTTCTGTTTATCGTACAGCTTTATCTTAACCCATTCTTCCTCAACAAGTACATTATCCTCCCCTACCTTTTCAAATCTTCGTTCTGACTTCGTAGATACCTCTTGAATGCATGATTTCTGCTCTTCTGTTAGGTTTTCAAAGTCTTTTAGCTTTGTCCAACCGCTTCGTAAGTCTCCGGCACTTGAAAATGCAATTTTCTTATGTTCGTTCAGCACACGAAGGGCGGAAATGCCCGCCGCTTCAGATAAATTTGACTGCAATTCATTAATTCGTGATTTAATATCAGGTTTTGTTAGGTTTTCACATCCAATAGATGTAGCAGTTCTTTCACTGTAGCCGGCTTTAATAGCCGCTCTAGTGGCATTATAATCAATGC